TCAGTTATTGGTCCCATCCATTGAATCGTTGTGGGACAAATTTGGGACATTTTGCGTAAAAATATCATCAATCAGCCGTGCATGCAGTGACAAATGACTCGATGAAAAATGCGCGTATCGTCTCACCATGTCGATGGTCTGCCAGCCACCCATTTCCTGAAGCGTGGAAATCGGTACGCCTGCCATAATCAGCCATGTCGCCCATGTATGGCGCAAATCGTGAAACCTGAAATCTTCGATTCCGGCGCGCCTTAACGCAGCCCTCCATCCGGTATTGGCGTTACTGCTGACCGGGCGGGTTACTTTTGACGTTTCCCCGTTATCGTGTTTCACTCTTTCGACGTAGACGAACACGTACTCATCATGCCTGCCAATGTTCTTTCTCAACACTGCGCAGGCCGTATCATTCAGGGCAACGCCAATTGCTCTGCCTGATTTGCTCTCATCCGCATAAATCCATGCCATGCGCTTCTGCAGGTCTATCTGCTCCCATTTCAGGTTTGTGATGTTGGAGCGTCTTAGCCCGGTACATAGCGCAAATTCCACTGTGGACTTCAGTGGTTCGGAGCATTCATTTATCAGCCGCCTGGCTTCTTCCGGCTTCAGCCATCGGATGCGGCGCTCCTTCGCCACAGGCACCTTTACCAGCGGCGCTTTTTCGAGGACGCGCCACTCTCTTTCCGCAGCCCTCAGTAGAGAACGGATAAAAGACAGGTGCTTTATCTTTGTGCCCTGCGAGGCAAGCTTAGGTGTGTATTCAGGAGCGGGCCTTCCTCTTTTCTCACAAGCTGCAGCTTGCTTTTTCCACCGGTTGAAGTGGTTTCGGTTTTCTATCCTTGCGACAGCTGCGTAGATTTCTCTTTCTGTAATATCCCTGAGCTGCTTCCCTTTCAGGAACGGAAGCCAGAAGGCTATCCGATCCTTGTCATCACTCAGGGTTTTCTTTTCTGCTTTCTCATGAATCCAGCGAACGCAGGCTTCTTCAAACGTCATGGAAATGGGCTCACCCATCTTCACAATACGCCACGACTCAGCCTTTAATTTGTCGTGGAGTTCCTGCGCCTGCTGCTTGTCGGACGTGCCAAGAGACTGCTTAACTCTTTTTCCGCCCGCCGTTGTGAAACTGGCGTACCAAATTTCACCTCTGCGAAAGATCGACATGGTTTTTCCTCATGTTTATCTGCCGCGCTCACTGCGACAGTGTGCATTGGATTATTGAGAGCGGCAATACATGCCTGGCGTGTGACGAGATAGGGTGACTTCGGTTTGGACGGGTCTTTGCGTGTGGCTGTCAGGCGTCCCGACCGTATCCAGTTGCTGGCCGTGGGTCGGGAGATGCCGAGAAACGCGCAGGCCTCATCCAGGGTAAGCGCGTAAGCTTCCATAGATGACCTCTACAGGTAGTTGAATATTGCTAAAGCAATGATGGTGATGATGAGGTGGAGTGGGGTGATCATGCGTACCACTTATCGATTTTGTCGTATTCCTCGACCACATCCTGATAGCCGAGTGATTTCAACAGGTCGCAGATCACATCGTCTGCATTTACATGGGCAATCTCTTTGTCACGAAGAACCTGAAGTATTCTGAGCTTCGCAAGCGCTTCCTCTCTGGACATAACAACTCCTCACGCATAGCGCGATAGTGAATAGGGGGAGGGGGGTGATTACTCGGAGATTAAGTTGAGCCTACGGAAGATATCAGCGTCGTCTCGGGAAGGGTTTTCTTCGAAGAAGTCAGAGAGCGCTTCTGTGATTAAATCCAGGTCGTCTTCGCTAAGGTAATCATCTTTGTAATCATAAAATGCGGCTGAGCAAAGCGTTCCGCCACTGCCCATAAAGTTCTCCGTGAAACTGACCGGGGGCTCCTTCCCATCCTCCAATTCAACTACAAATGTCATTTTGCTCACTGGCTTATCTCCTTATCCACCTGCCGCACATAGAATGACAACCAGCGCTTTGCTGGAAACGTACCTGGCGGGAGGCATTGAATTGTTCTGGCGTGTTTATCGAGAAGGGTGGTTATGATGCTGTCGTGTTCTGACTTTGGCCGGCCGTCGATGGCCTTGATGATTTCAGCTCTGCACTTCCTTGCTACGGAGCGAATGGCATTCTCCGCTTCGGGCGTCATTCACATTAACCTCCGCTGCTTCTGCGCCCACACCATTTTTTCATGGTCACATCTGCATTCATCGCTACAGAAATGCCCCTTGTCTATCGGCTCTTCGCAGTAATGGCATTCACCGGTGTAGGTCATGCTCGGCTTGCTTCGGTTAGCCAGGGCTACCGCTATCAGCTGCTGCTCGCGTTCTGCGGCCTCGTCTAAAAAATCAGCGTGCATACTTTCCTCCAGGTAATAAAAAACCCGCCGGAGCGGGTCATTTAATTTTTGGCAATGGCTTTTTCTTTGGCGGTGGGTCATCCTTTCTAAATGCTGATGGAGCATCGTTATATCCGCAATTCCCGCAGATATAATCCCCAGTCCAACCACCTTTCTGTTTGTCTTTGGATATACTCCCAGAGCCACATTCAGGACATATCACTTTCCTTCCTCCTGTTTCAGATAAACCGGGTCAGTACCTTTAGGCAGCTGCAACGCTACCTGCCTGTAATGCTGCAATCGCTCACGGAAATACTCCCTCAACTCTTCAGGTTGCTCCATTTCTACCTGCTGTGGGATAACCGGCTGGTTCAGGCGCTCTTTGTAAGCCACGCCTGACGCCGCGAGGTCAACGTTAACCTTATCCCTTTCTTCTTTGCTGCGTGCTGCGAGATTGTGTGACATATACCATCCACCATAAGTTTACTTTTTATAATACGATGGTATATTCCTTTCACCCCTTGCTTGCAAGGTGCAACGGAGGGTTGGCCGAGTCAGGTTTATGGCACCTCATTGATACTGAGGCGTATATCAGAGATGATGTACCGAGGGTTCAAATCCCTCACCCTATTTAGAAGGGCTGCTTATGCGGCCCTTTGTCTTTTCTTGAAACCTCACCACATTCCAGCTGAGCCAGCGGCCGGCGCTCATTCAGCCTGACCCTGATGGCTTCGCATTCTGCTTTGGTGGGATAGATGGTTTCAGTAACAGGTAGGGCGTGAGAGTGAGCGGTAATCAGAAGGATGAAGCCTGCTAGCATTTATCTTCCTTATTATCCGTGATCATTTCCCCACTATCCGTTATCAAATTACCACTATCCGTTATGACCGGCGCTGGCGGCGCGGAAAGTAGCTTCAGTGCATTCACCACTTCTTCAAGTTGGTCATCAGCCTGATTTAATATCTCCCACACGCTGTCATCGTCATCGACTTCGTACATGGCTTTTAACGCGTCGAATAACCGGCTGTATGTAACAGCGCCTTCAATGGTTAGCTTCTGTTTCTGAATATCCATCATTTCCCCTCGCGTAGTTGGCTGGCGAATTCTGAAGCCTCAGACGATGCGATCGTATGTGGCGCATATTTATTGAGAAGCATCTGAATACCCTCCGCCCGCAGCGCATTAGCAGCTGCATCGGTAGCTGGGGTTTCCATGGCTTGCTTCAGAACATCCACGTACCAATCCTTGTAGCGGTAATCGAGCATGCCATCTTGCTGCTCAATCCACATATCGTCAGCGGTAGCGAAGTCTGCGGCCTGCTTCAGCTCCAAATTCTCCGCAGTCAACGCTGCTATCTGCGCGCGTAATTCGCTGTTCTGCGATTCAACTTCTTCAACCGCGTCAGCAAAACTAAACCAGTTGCTCCATTCTGGACGTTTGCCCGTCGCGGCCTGGTACATATCAGCTAAAGCATCTTCGGCATGGTCACGTTCTGCGATAAGCTGCATCTCATCGCGCTCAAGTTTTGCTATCTGCGCGTCACGTTGGGCTACCTTTTCCTGAAGGGCGGCATAGTCTTCATAGAAAACGTACACACCTTTATCATCCAAAAATGGCAAACCCTTGTGGTCTATTTCTAAACGTTTCACACTCATTTCCCCACTCCTTCAACTAATTCCATATCGATAACCCGATAGACGATGTCGTCATGCTCAAGCGACCACTCGGTGCCGCCAGTCCAGAATGACACTCTGTTGCCGAGGTGCTTGACGTCCGTAACCTGCACTGCCAGCCCATCCTCAAGCTCAATAAGCCATCCATCGCGTACACGGCCGGCTTCTGTTTTTATCCTGCGTTGATGTTTGCGCATAATCACTCCTGACGAGCGGCGCCGAGGAATCCATGCCGGCGGTCGCTGTAATCCCACTTTGCATCATCCTGACGCGGCGTGACGACGATTTGAGGCAGAGGAGGGTGCTGGGCTGTCTGCTCTGCGTGATGGCGCTGTAGGCGCGCTGTATGCCTGTCTACAGTCGATTTAATGCGTTCGTGCTGCTCTCCCTGCCGCAATGCCTGAATAGCTCCGATAGCGCCAGCAAGCACCTCCTGCCTGCGGCGTTCCATATCCTTCAGGCGTGATAATGCCGCCCCGGCTTGAGGTGTTTGCATGGTGTAGAGCCTTATTGGTTAGATACTGTGGATGGCGTGAGAGGGGTATTGCAGGCCGATGTAAGCAAAGGGTACGTCATCATCGAAGTCCATCGGAGGCTCATTACTCGGCGGTGGAGTAGATGGCCCACGCGATTGCTGCTGTGGCTGGTTTCCCTGTGGCTTTCCATCCTGCCGGCCACCGAGCATCTGCATGGTTCCGCCAACATTCACATGAATCTCTGTGGTGTAGCGTTCCTGTCCGCTCTGGTCTTGCCACTTCCGTGTTGCCAGCTTGCCTTCAATGTATATTTGCGAGCCTTTCCGCAGGTATTCACCGGCAACTTCCGCCAGCTTGCCGAACAGCACCACGCGGTGCCATTCCGTTTTCTCTTTGGTCTCGCCGGTCTGTTTGTCACGCCAGCTTTCGGAAGTGGCCAGAGTGATGTTTGCTACTGCGCCACCATTCGGCATATACCGAACCTCAGGATCCTTCCCGAGGTTGCCAACTAAAATCACTTTGTTAACGCCTTTGCTGCTCATCATGCCGCCTTGTTATCTGGTTCGAGTTCTGATTTACGCGCGTCGTAAACCTCTTTAGATTTCGCCTGGAATTCGGTACCGCGTAATGTGCGCCACACCTCTTCAAACAGCGGTTTCAGTGCATCCATGCTTTCTGCTGCTGAAGCATCAGCAACAAACTGCTTCAGCGCCTCTTCCTGAGGATTGGCGCCTGACTCCAGCCATCCAAGCAGCTTCTTGCCGGTATCTTCATTCAGGATTAACGGGTCAGAGTTTGAGAAGAGCTTTGTGCGGTCCTTGCTGGCGATCGCATGATGCGTTTCATGGCCAATGTCCAGCACGGTAGTAAATTCGTATTCGACCCCATCACGCTGCTCGGATTTCATACCAAGCTTTGCGACCTTTTTGCGGCCGTTCTCTTCAACCTGAGCTGTTTCCGTTTTGCTGCGCATGGTGGCAATGATGTGCATTGGAGAACGAAGAATGGCGTCCAGAAACAGTCGGTGGCGAGGGTTAATTTCGCTCCATGCTGACCATGTATTCCCACGGAATTTCGTCTTGGCAATGGTGTCGACCAGTTCCAGACAACCGCCAACACCGCTCCATTCGTGGGTGATACTGTCGAGGATTAACGTTTCGTATCCTGCCTGCTCAGCTGCTGTGATGGCTTCAATAAAGCGCTCGGGTGAGAAGGGGGGATCAAGCTCTAATACGTCAAAGTCAGCGACGTCAGAGTAAAGTGAAGCACTGCCTTTTTCGGTATCAATTACCGCTATTTTTCCGCCGATTCCTTTGGCTACCAGCAATGCGCTGTACGTTTTCCCTGAACCGCTCGGCCCGGTAAGTGCCAGCCGTAGCTTGGCTTTCTTTCTCATGGCTTTTTCGAATTTCATGATCACACCTTTCTGTTAGTGGTTTGCGTACCAGTCGATACGCTCTTGCTGACGCTCCGTGTGGAAATCGGCAATCGCATCCTTCGCTGCCTGCTCATCTGTCATCACTTCATGCATCAGAGGCTCTGTGATGGCTTTCATCATCTCGATGAAGTAGAAATCGTCGTTAAGCTGCATAGTTGATTACCTTCTTTGTCCATTCCTCCTCCTGGCTTTCATGCCAGCCCACGCAGATTTGTGAGGCCCACTCAATCGCCTCGCGCATTCCTTCTTCGCTGTCAGGAAAAGATGCTTCATACAGCCTGTTAAGCAACCGGCACCCCTGCTGAACCAGCAGAGTTCCGTTTACGGGGATAATCGTCATGGTTATGGCCTCCCGGGTTGATTAAGCGTATCGATGAGGTTGCGCCAGCCGGTACGTAAGCGGCGGGTGATAAGTTCGAGAAGTGATTCGTTCTGGGTGAAGCCCACGACTGGGCCACCCGCGATAGAAAGTGTCATCGTGGGGTTCCTTGGTGTTAATTGGTTGGTAAAATCAGTAAGTGATGGTAATTGCGCTGATAGTGCCTTTGGCGATGGCAGTAATTACCGCAATAGCCTGCTCTTCATTAAGTCCGGCATTTGCAATCAGGTCGGATTTTGCGGAGTTATTCACTTTCTTGCGGTGTTCTTTGTCGGCTGCTCGTTTAGCAGCTTCGTCGGCGATTCGCTTCTCTTCAGCCAGGCGGGCAGCTTCAGCCTCTTCAGCGCGACGCCGCTCTGCTGTAATAGCTTCCTGCTTTTCACGCTCAGCACGTTGTTCCAGCTCAATGCGCTGACGCTCAGCTCTTTCAGTTGCTTCCCTTGCCTCACGCTCAGCACGTTCCTGTGCGGCGATTCGATCACGTTCAGCCTGCTCGGCCTTGGCTTTCAGCTCCGCTTCCCGCCGTGCGGCCTCGTCTCGTTCGCGCTGTGCTGCCGCAGCTGCTTCCTGTCGCGCCTGCTCAACAGCCTGTCGCTTCAGTTCCTCTTCGTGCGCTACACGTTGGCGATCTTTTTCTGCTTTGGCTTCAGCAGCTTCACGGTCAAACTTCTCGTTAAGTAGCAGGGCGATCTCATGGTCTGATTCGATTTGCGCAGCCAGCTTCTCAGCGGCAATGCGCGCTTCTTCTTCAGCCTTAATACGCGCCTGCTCAGCTTCCCACTCAGTCACTGGCTGCCGCGCTTTATCTCGAAGAGCATCCAAACGGTCTCTCACCGTCTTGCGGTTTGCATCGATTAATTTTGGAACTTCTTTCAACTCAGCAACTAAATCCTTGCCAAGGCCATCGAGATAGGTTTTTGTCTGCGCTACACGGTAGGCCAGTGAAGCGATCTCCTTTCTGCCCTTCGCCGTTGAGACATCCGGCACAAAGGACATAACTTCACGCTCAACCTTCTGAAGGATTTCTTCAATTTGATCCGCTGACTTAAAAACGGTGAGGGCATTAGCCTTCTCAATGATTACCAAATCCTTTGCTTCACTCATGTTCACTCCTGATTTTCTGGAAAAAAGAAGGGAGCCATTGCGGCTCCCATAGGGTGTCTTACTGTCTGGTTATTGAAGCTCTCTAAGGCGTTGGTGCGTAGCACCTCAAAGCCGTCTGAGCAGACAGCTTTACGGTGTTACTCATCCCATCCAGGGCACCATTCTCCGCGCTCGTAAATTTCGACGTTTGGCTGGCCTGCAACCCAATGCCATTCATTTCTATCCGGCGTTGCGTGGTGATAAGTCCCATTTGAGTCCTTGAAGCGCAATTCTCTCTCCACTGGCTCCATCCTCTTCTCCTGTCAGTGGTTACTGGCCGCTATTGGCAATTCCAACCAGCTTATCCATCAGCTCTTCAAGGTCTAAGCCACGGTCTTCGCAGCTTTCGCCCAGATACTCAATGCCGCTATCTTCGATAAACTGAACTAATACCTCAGCCTCTTCTGGCTTCAGGGTTAACTCAATGCTCATAAACACCTCTCCATCACTTTCGCCAGCGCCATCAGCGCGACTATTGTTAAACAAATCCCAATACTCTCTTTTCGTGTAACCATGGTGTTGGCCTGAATTCAGGTAATAAAAAAGGCTGCGGGTTAGGCAGCCTTGAATCCTGTCACCTCAACCCGGCAGATTGGGTAGGTGTGTAGTTGTTTTTCAGCGATGATTCGCTGAGCTTCTTCCATGCTGGCGGCATCATCGCAGAACTTAATGTTCTCCTCGCCGTCATCCCACTTTCCGGCCAAAATCGTGTAACAAAGTTCCATGCTGCTCACCTCAAATAAGTGGAATTGATTTGCCGCGCATCTTCTGGCGGGCATTAACAATGTGTGTTGCGCCCGGACGAACGGTGTCGAAGTTCTTACGCTTACCGAGCGACAGCGTTACGCGCTCAGCAGCTGCTTCAATCTGTAGCGTGTACTCGTTAGGAGTCAGCTTGTCCGCCTGGCTCATTGGCTTGCGTTTGCACTGAAGCTCAACGCGGCTAGGGGTAGGGCGATGTAATTTGTCCGCGCTTTTGCTAACTTCACTTTGCAGATGTGCGCGGCGCTCACGGCGGCGGCTTTCTGCTGAACCGGTAAATACTGTTCTGCGTGTCATAAATCCTCCTGTGGGCTTCCGGTTGCGCTGGTATCAACGCATTCGGAAATCCGCATCGGTATATGAATCTGGCTTTTCAGCCACGTAGGTGATCCGTCACCGTTGTATAAAGAGCGTGTTGTCCGTTTCGTTACTGCCTCAGCGTCGTGCTGATGGATGTAATATACAAAACGTATTCATGCAGTGCAATACGAAATGTATACAAATTTGATGTGGATACATTATGTGTATGATTTTGGTGTGAATTTATTTTTTGCGAGGCATATCACAGGCACAAAAAAGCCCGCTCGGTGGCGGGCTTGCTGGATAAACAAATGGAAAGGTGATTGTAGGTAATTGATTCTAATGTGGTTTTGGCAGCTCAGGCCTGCGAACAGATTCTACTATTCTCGCCGCATCATTTTGAAGTAAGGCCCCATCTCCTACCTTCTTGACTAGGTAGTTGCCTAGGCGATTAGGTATGTAGTCATTTTGCATCCAACGCCTGAAGGCTCCAAGCGCATCATCAGGATATATCCAGGCATCAACTGGTCCGGCTTTGTGTTGTGGGAACCAGTCAGGATAAACGTGAGGATGTTTTGTTCGGGTGCCGTATTTTTCATCAAAGTTATTAGCGACCCAAAACTTAGACCACATTGTTCCCACGCTAATATCAGGTATGGCAGATGGTCCAAAATCAAAGTTTCCTCTGACCATCTTCAAAGATAAGTCTGCCATCTCTCTGAAAACTGAAAAATACCCCATGGGTATCTGATCGTTCATTAAAAGGCGCTCATGGAAACACTCAAGAGCACTCCTCTGTGGGTTATCGGGATCGATGCCGACACTGAGGAAAATGAATCTTCTTAACTGTGAACCGGCTAACTTACGAAAGTTATCAAGTGCAGTTTCACGGCCTGCGTGATTAGATTCGAAAGCATAGTATTCCAAAATTGCCATGCAAACATTATCAGAAAATATGTTTGCTTCAGTGCCTTGAATGATGCCCTTTGTATACAAATTTTGGAGGTTTAGACCCTTCTTCCTCAGTATGTTATCAACTATTTGCCCTCTAGGCTTGGTCCTTTCCTCTTGCCAGTTCGAGGTAAATCTTAGAAGTGGAGCATGGTCAACAGCGCAAAGCCTAGCCAGTCCCCTTAAAGTTAAAAAAGGTGAACCATCATTAAGAACACCCATTTGAATGCCATCAATGTCAGCCTCTTTAACTGGATAGAGTTCAAGCGGAACCTGTTGCCCAGAGAGGATTAAATCTAGATTATCCATTTGATTTATAACCTTTTTAGGTGGTGCCCAAAGCACCGATTCCCTGAATTTTCTAACGCTCTGATCTTAAGCCAGATGCGCGCTGTGTGTGCTTCTTCGGCAAATGCCGCAAAATCTTTATCCAAACGTCTCTTCCGGCCACTGAGCCTTAAACAAGGCGCATCTTTGTTTCGATAGCCACGCCAATAATTCTGCAGTTGCCATTGATAGGTGTCATTGGCCACTGAGGGTTTAGCCCTTTCAGGTACTTCTGGCTGCCATCAATGATCAGCTTTTTGAAGGTTGCCTCATTGCTATCGGTAAGCTTAGCTACAACTAAACTGCCGTTTACTGGCTCCCGGCCTGTATCAAAAAGAACATATGTCCCTTCAGGGATGCTTAACCCCATAGGCGCGGTCATTGAATCCCCGTCAACCTCAAGCCAAAAAGCTTCGCCCTGAATATGCGAATCTGTCTCAAGCCATAAGTCTATGTCTTTTAGGGTATAAGGCTCGCAGGCCTCACACCAAGCCCCCGCCTGCACCTTGCTCAAAACCGGATACTTATTGCTGGGGACATAGGTTTCATAATTGGTGACGTTTGCCACATGGTCAGGCGATCCTATTGTTCCGTCACTATTTACGGTGAACTCACGCATACCCAAGTAGCGGAGGATTTTGGCTATATCCTCGATTGCCGGTTCACGCCTTGCATTCAGCCAATGGCTAACCGCACCTTTGGTTAGACCAAGATGCTCAGCAAGCTTTTCCTGATTAACGCCCCGATCCTTCATGAGGGATTTGGCGAGCTCATTCCATTTCATGTTCATCACTAAATCATACATTCTGTATTTCTTTTATCGAGACACATTTTGTATATTCAACTTGCTTGCTATAAATACGAAATGTATACTATTGCTTTAAAGGAGGAACCCATGAACAACTTGCGAAGCATTCGAAAGCAGTTGGGATTGACGCAAGGCGACCTTGCTACCGAGCTTGGGCTAACAAAGGGTGCAATTGGCCATTACGAGAATGGACGCAGAAGCCTCAATGTAGCCCAGTGTCGCCTGATTGTAAGCGTGCTGAACAAGCACGGCGCGTCAGTGGGAATTGATGATCTTTTCCCCCCTACAGCAGCATAAGTACCAACGCTCTTTTCACAACGGACACGAAGTCCTACGTCGCTGAAAAGCGAATTCCAAACGAAACAACAAACGTTCGTGGCAATAGCTACGGCTTTGTCACGTCTTAACAACAAACCAATAAACAACAAGGTAATTATTCAACATGGACACAGCAAAACACAGCAAAAGGATTCGTGAAGTGGAAAGCGAACTTCGTTCTCGCCTGGTAACGATGGGGCAGACGAATTTCGCGAAGATGGCTGGCTGGGCTGATTCAAAAGTCAGCCGGTTAAACATTCACGATATGGCTGTGACGTTCGTTCTTCTGGAGAAGGTATGGGAGACGAGCTTAATCAGGGAAGTGGCACGGCAGGCAGTAGAAGCAGTGCTTCCACCAAAGAAAAAGTCACCGGCGGCAACCAGTGACTCTTCTCAAATAACCATCGAATTTTGAACCAATTCAACGAGGTAATTATGGCATTAACAAAGGTGTCCAAGCAAGATTATCCGCTAATTTTAGAGCAATTTGAACGCGGAAAAACGCTATCAGAAATAGGCGGGGATTTTGATATTTCCAGAGAGCGCGTTAGGCAGATCCTTAAAAAGCTCGGATGCAAACCGTCTGAAGGGGCGGAGAGGAGAAGGCAGCAGAAGCTGAAGGAGATTGAGCGAGCCAAAGATGAAAAGTGCCAGCGCCTTTATGGCTGCTCAGTAGAGCAGTTCAATTCGGTTTCTGGGCATTACTCTCAGGGAGCAAAATCACCGCTTCAGGCCTTCAAGATACAAAGAATCAATGCACGAGAAAGGGGCGTTGAATGGAAATTATCTTTCTGGGATTGGTGGTGTCTTTGGGATGAGTCAGGTCACTGGAATGACCGAGGAAGAGGCGGTAAAGGATATTGCATGTGTAGGAATGGTGATGAAGGCGCATATGAGGTGGGAAATGTCTACATCGGCACCGTCAAACACAATTCTACGCTTGGAAAAACTCTTGCCATCGAAAAGGAAAAGAAAACCTCCTTCGTCCATAAATTAATCACATCATGTGGTGGGCCTTCTTGTGTAGCGAAGGTTTTTGGCTTTCCTCCCAATTACATATCTCAATTAGCTATCCGCAATTATATCCCTGCCGAATGGTTTGAAAATGGCCGCGTAAAGGAGCTGGTTAACTTATCGCATGGGAAATATTCAGCTAGCGAGATACAGGAAAACATCAATCACAAAAGACAGGATAGCACCTCATGAAGAAGCAGACTTATCGCCATACCGGCGTGCATAAAAACCTTGCCCGACTCGACTTTCTTCTCAAGTGCAACCCGGCTATTGGTCCGAAGCTGCGTGAGCTGTTTGAAGAGAACAAAGCGAAGGAGAAGGGCAAATGAGTAACGTAGCAAGACTAGCAGACTACCGCCCTTCACCGGAGGGCATGGAGCGCAGAGTGGCCGATATCGATGATGGGTATACCAAAGTCGCTAACGAGCTTCTGGAGGCCATTGCCAGCGCTGATTTGACCGCTCGCCAGCTGAAGATAATGCTCGCCTACATGCGCAAGACATATGGCTTCAACAAGAAGTCAGATCGCATTGCTGATGAGCAAATAGCATCCATCACCGGCATCTCCCGCCAGAACGTTAACAAGGCGAAAAAGGAGTTGCTGGAAATGAATTGTCTGTTCAGAGAAGGCAGTCAAATCGGCATCAACAAGGAGGTTTCAGCATGGCGTTTCAGCAAGAGTCACCAGGTTAGCAACCTTGTCTCTAAAGCAGAGACAAATAATGTCTCTAGCTTAGAGACAAACGGAGTCTCGAACTTAGAGACACACAAAAGAAACTCTTTAAAGAAAAAAGAAACCCCTATATCCCCAGAGGGGAATGGTTCGGTTCCTAAAGAAAAAACAAAGCGCCAGGCATCCAGTAAATACCACTTCGACCGTGAACGTCTGAAAGAAACATGGAACCGGAAAGCTGAATTATTCGGCCTGCCAAAAATCCTGAGCATCAGCGCTACGACCGAAAAGGGCATTAAACGCCTGTACGACTCCCACCTGAAGCACTGCAAAGAGACAGGCCGGTCGCCACAGCAGATTGACGTTTTCATCAACGGCTATATCGAGTTTGGTTATCAGCCTTCAGAGTGGGCCTGCGGCGCTAACCCTGCAGGCAAGCGTTATGGCATCGATACGGCGCTGACCCAGAAGAAAATCGACGAAATCATCAGTCAGGAGCCGTGACATGGAAAGCTACGATTTTGAAGAGCAACTGATTGGGGCTCTCATGGTGAAAGGCGACCACGTGGATTGTCGTGAAATCGCCGGAAAGCTGCCGGTTGAGGCATTCGCTAACCACCACCTGCGCAGCATGTACAAGGTCATCTGCAGCCTGCTGGAGAAAGCTGAGCCAATCGATATGTTCTCAGTTCAGGATGGCGTTCCGCAGGAGAGCAAAGACTTCGTGCTGGACGTGGTGAAGCGCTGCAGTTCAGCGGCAAACATCAAAGCCTGGGCGAAGCGCGTGCGGCAGTGCTGGATGGTGCGACGCGGCGAAGCTGAGTTGCTGAAAGCAGTTGAGACGCTGCGAAGCATCAGCGCCCACGACATCAACGATCGGATTGCAGAAGTGACCGGCATCCTGTCAAAGCTGCAATTTGAGACCAACGACAAGCTCCCGCGCCGAATTGGCGATTTGATACCCGACTACCTGAATGTGTTGGAAGAACGCATGAGAGGCGCTGAGTCAGGGCTGTACCTGCAGACGGGCATTGAGGCTATCGATGACGCTTACGGTGGCTTTGACCGAACAGACCTCATCATCATCGCGGGTCGTCCTGGCATGGGTAAAACCGAGCTGGCAATCAACATCGCTAACTCGATTGGGCGCCAGAAAGGGCGGGGATTGCTGATGTCTATGGAGATGTCAGAAACGCAGGTTGTTGAGCGTCACATCGCTGACCGTGGCGGCCTGTCAATCACCACACTGCGTAACCCGCTGGGGATGGTTCAGGAGGATTACACGCGGCTAACCACGGCGACCGGAACGCTTCTGGATGAAGATAACTACGTTCTGGCTGGCTCATTCACCATAGATGAAATCATTGCTCAGGCTGAGCGGATGAACATGGATGGCGGACTCAGCTTCCTCGCTATCGACTACCTGACCCTGATTGATATGCCAAAGGCTGACCGGCCCGACCTGGCTATCGCCGAAGTCACCCGCAAGCTTAAGCAGTTCTGCCTGCGCAACAAAGTGCCGGTAATCCTGCTGGCTCAGCTCAACCGTAACGTTGACGGACGCGGCGACAAGCGTCCGAACATGGGCGACCTCGCTGGCTCCAGCTCAATCGAGAAGGACGCTGACGTGATTATTTTCCCATATCGGGATGAGGTTTATCACGATAACAGTGACCTGAAGGGCATTGCTGAAATCATCATCGGCAAATACCGCTCAGGCCAGCCGCAGACGTTTTACATGGGCTGGAAGAATGGTCACTTCGTCAACATCGACCAGCAGGCTGCGGCTAAGCAGTACACCGAAAACCAGAACAAAGAGCAGCCGGCCAATGACTGGCGCTATGGAGGTAAATAATGGCACTTCGACAATTTAATGCTCAGCAATTCATTGAGCGCAGAATGTATCTCGCTTCGCTGGTCACTGTTCAGGGCGATTACATCGTCATTAAAGACCCCGAGCCTAATGGTTGGGGCTACGACATTGCTATCAGTGACTGCAATACGGCTGAAAAAATCCTCTCATGGGTAATGCATCTCAGCGAAAAGAACTGGGTTAACACTGACATCATCCGCCAATTTATTCGTGTAGCCAGCAATGCCTGCAACCTGCATGTAGAGGGAGTCTGAGATGACAATTATCGATAGCGCAATGAAAATCACTTCATTAACAAAACAGAGAAAGAATTACATTGGCCTGTGTCCATTTCACGCAGAAAGCACGCCGTCTTTTGTAGTGCGTCCGGATACGAATGACTTCATCTGCTTTGGGTGCGGAAAGTCCGGGGATGAGCGGGATTTAGTAAGCGTTACGGAGTATGCGTAATGGTCTACCTGATGATGCACGACAAAGGGGGAGAGTGATGCAGGAAACAACATGGAGTGACACACGTATAGTGGTGAAGATGTTTTGCCAAGAGCGGAAAATTACGCTGAGGAAACTTGCATCAACGCTCGGATGTAAGCCACGAGCATTGAACGAACTGCTGGACTGCAATCCGCGCGGACGCCTTCTTGAGCAGATAGCAGACGTGATTGGCGTCACCGCAGAAGACATTACCGAAATTTGTCGCCTGATGAAGCTGGAACCTGCATATGTAGCACTGCCCGGCAATCATCAGGAAGGAGAGTGAGATGACAAGCAACGATGAGCTGGAGCGGCGCCGCAACTGGAGAGCATTTCTATCCTGGTGGTGCGCCCCTGAGCAGCAGGAGCTGAGATATTCATGCGCTCAAGGGTGGGGCTGGAAGATTTGGCAGGCAGCGTTAAGCAGCAAACAGGAGCAGAGCGATGGAGAAACAGACCTTTCTCATCAGAGATAACCGAATACGCCAGAACTGCATAGAAGCCATCCAGAACCTCCCCGCCAACACCGAACAGCCCCTACAGATAATCATCCAGGAAGACACCCGCAGCCTTGCGCAAAATCGCATGCTTTGGGCCTGCCTGCGTGATGTATCGCAACAGGTGGTCTGGTATGGCAAGAAACTGGACTCTGACAGTTGGAAGAATATTTTCAGCGCCAGCTTGAAGGGTCAGGAGACGGTGCCGGGAATCAATGGCGGCTTTGTAGTCCTCGGCAAATCAACAAGCAAAATGCGCGTCAGTGAGATGAGGGATTTGATAACGCTCATCCATGCATTCGGCGCCGAACACAACGTTCAATTCAGCGATGAGTCAGCCCGCGCAGCAGAATGGGCCTCTCGCTTCGGTAACTAACATGACCCTTTTCACCGACATTAACGCAGCTATCGAAGAGGCTGTGTGGCTTGCTCACGTCTGTCAGAAACCTCACTGCGTATATCAACGCAGCGCGGCAGAGATGGAAGTGGGCCCATATGACCCGACACGTTACCCCATGTACACGACAAGCCAGCAGGGGGTCGTAAACACTGAATACAGGAGTGCAGCATGAGACTTCCACCGAACCTGATGATTATCGACAGCGTACCCAGAAACAAATGGTTTACCGCGACAGAGATTAAATACCTCGTTGGCGGCAAATACGGCAGTGTCCACTTATCCGTCATTACCTCGACACTGCATCGCATGGCCGATTCAGTAAACGTGAAGCTGTTGAAAAAGGGAAACCCGCGAAAGTTGCAGTACCGACTCGTTTCTGTTGGAGAGGATTACATCATTCGCAACGTCCGGCAGGTTGATAAAGAGCTTCTGCCGGACTGGATGAAGAAACTTGCCGAGCCGAAGAAAACATATCCGGCTGGCTTCCTGATGGCTGAGTTCAACAAGCTTATTCGTGAGGTGCGCCATGCATGAGTATTTCCCCGCAACACGACTGGCAATGCAGTTGCCGACAGAGAACCCGGCAACCACAGCGCTGCTTGGTGAATCTATCGACGTCATTCTGACGCTGAGCCTCTGCGACAAAATCCACAACGGTTCGCCGCGGATGATTCGCAACTGCTGCAAAGAGCTGGCGAAGAAAGCCAAAGCGGCGCCGGTGAAGAACTTCATCGCCACGGTAGCAAAGCAGGCTTATCCCGCCGGCCATATCACTCGCAAGTTTCGCGAACTGGTACAGAGCGAAGCAAAGCTGAAAGCTGACCTACAGGCAGACGGATTGTGGAGGGAGCCATGCGACAAAGAGTGAGCATCACACAGAAAGCCCTCGATAACCTCATCTTCCAGCCCACGAAACTTTCCCGAAAAAAACCCAAGCCAATACCTCCCGCCAGTCAGGTCACATCATACGACCACGGCTACCGGCTGCGTGTTGCTATGTGGAATCGGGTGAGGACGGCGAGATGAGCGAAACAACAGAGCCTCTCTGTGCTGACTGTGGACTCCCGCTGTCACCAGACGAAACCTTTGTCTGCTCTGACTGCTGTGCTTTCTACACGATATTCAGAGACCCGAACTATTACGACATAGGGGGTGACAATGCCAAAGGCGATTAAGCCGCCGAAGCCGAAGAAGTGCCGTATCTGCCCTGAGAAGTTTATCCCCCGTAATTCCCTGCATGTCTGTTGTTCCCCATCATGCGCCTACAAATACGCAACCCAGCAATCTGAACGCAAGAAGAGGCGTGAAGAGGCTGAGCAGCGAAAGGCATGGAACAAGCGCAAATCCGACGTGAAGCCGTTAAGCCACTGGATGAACATGACCCAGCGGGCATTTAACGACTACATCCGGGCGAGGGACGGGAATATCTGCATCAGCTGCGGAAGCACAACGGCAGTCAGCTACCACGCCGGGCACTATCGAACGACGGCAGCAGCATCACAGCTTCGGTTTAATGAGGATAACGTTCACAGCCAGTGTCACGCCTGTAACGTTCACCACTCCGGAAATATCGGTCCATACCGTATCAACCTGATTAGCAAAATCGGCCTTCAGCGCGTCGTAGCGCTCGAATCTGACAACAACCCTCACCGATACACCAGAGAAGAACTGGACGCCATCAGAACGCGTTACAGGGCTTTGCTGCGTGAACTGATTAAGCAAAGAGAGGCTGCATGAGCATCCGGGAACTTAACCTTACGAAAGACCAGCACGACTGGCTGAATAGCTGGCTTGAGTTGTGGGGAAGCTGGGTTTATAGCGGAAGGCTGGAAAAGCGCCAGAGCAGTGTCATAGCGCAGTATATGGCGACCGTTGAGCCGCAATCCTATCCATACAGGCCGATGTGTAACGATGATGACGGACTCTTGATTTCTCAGGTCGTGGATTCCGTCATGTACATCGACAAAAAAGCTTTCGGCATCCTGCTCAGTTACTACGCTCATGGCTCTTCCAAGCGAGCCATTGCATCTTACTATCACAAGGTCGCAACTCCCCGCAAAATGTCAGGACGCGGTGGCGAAAATATCCGCCGGCCGTCACTGGCAACATGCCGAAATGAGGTAGATGAGATACTCAATGCCAGTCTGTATTTAATATACCAACCGTTGCGAAATGCATTTAACGATCGCGATAATGCATCTATCAATCGGAAAATTGCTAAAAAGGCGTTGACATCTTTTAGCCAATTAGCCACTATATGAGGGTAGGCTGCCGTAAGTGTTCCTAGAGACGCTGCGGCAGTTTTTTTACATCCATTCAAAGAGGTCGCCAATGTGCGACCTTTTCTTTTGCGCGCCACGCTCGGCGCGTTACACCACAGAGCCTTTCAGGGGTAAGCCGTAGGGATTAATCTGTATTTAGGTTTGACCTGCTTGTTTCGAAGTATAGTAACCTCAGCCGTCGTCAGAACAATGGACAGTACCGGCTTCCGAATCTGGATGCAGGGAAAGCGACTGGCGGCGGCACCGTTATGGCTTGATCCTTTCTGAAGTAAAAAAGCGCCTCTTCAATTCCTAAAGAGGCGCTATAAAGATACACGTTTCTATTTACCAGAAATTTTCTTTCTGGCTGCTTAACCGTAGCAATGACTTAACGTTTTCTTGTCACTAAAAATGCGGTGAGTCCTTTGTTTACCCATATTTACGTTACATCAGGCTCGCTTCGGCGGGCCTTTTTTATTTTGCGCACGGCGAATCCCTTACCACACTCCTCGTGATCCCTTGTCGTCGATGCGCATTTTCTTCAGAAGTCCTGCAGGCGGGTAAAAACAGGCGGGTTTCTCAGTTGACATTGAGAAGTTTAACCCGGCTCGCTCAGGTCACAATCTCAACAATTCCTAAAAGCGAGCCTCCAGATTAGGAGGCAGGTATGAAAATTATGGCAGACAAGGTAACGACCAGCGCGGCATATGCCACGTCCGGGGCGACTTTTCTCGCCGGTAGCTTGTCGCTAAACGAATGGCTTGCAGTAGGTGGCTTCATCCTCGCCGTAGCAACGTTCTGTGTGAATGTTTATTTCCAGCGTAAGCGAGACCGTCGGGAAGAGCGCCTGAGCAATGCAAGATGGAGAGTAAGCGATGAGTCAGATAATCCAGATACTCAGCTATGAAGAGGGGTATCGAGAGAAGCCATATGTGGACTCGGAAGGTTATCCGACGGTCGCGTGTGGCATCAAAATCGGGCCAAAGGGCGCCAGCCTGAGCAACTACACGTTTACTGTTCCCCGTAAGGTCGGTGATGTATGGCTGCAGTGCTTCGTGGATTCCACAATCAACCAGTGTCGTAGCAATCCGGCTATCTACGCCGCGTTGCAGCAATGTAACCCGGCACGGGCAGACATTCTCTACTCGATGGGGTATCAGCTCGGAGTTGCAGGTCTGGCAGGATTCAAAAACACGCTTGTTATGATTTCCAATGGCGATTTCGATGCAGCAGCTAATGGCATGCTTAACAGCCTGTGGGCGCGCCAAACCCGAAATCGAGCACTTCGTCATGCAGACGTTATGAAGACCGGAACGTATGACGTTTATAAGGGGTTGATATGAGCATCCTGATATTTCTGTGCGTTGTGTTCGCTGTCATTGTTGCTGTGTTGCTCATACGCAAATACACATCGGTCGAGTTTGTCGGCCATGCCCGGTTACTGTTTCGGGCCTGGTCGGTATGGCTTAGTGGTATTGGTACGGCGCTTGGCGTTTATCTGGCGTCGGCGCCTGATGCGATTATCACTGCCTGGAACATGCTACCCCCTGACCTGAAATCAATGTTGCCGGTAAACATCGCTCAGTACGTAAGTTATCTTCTGGTCGCACTGGGTATCGTTTCTCAGTTCATCCGGCAGAAGCGCCTGGTTGAGAAGAAGCAGCAACTGGACAAGCAGCCATGAACACTCTCATCAACCTGTTTGCAGGCGGCTGGAATTACATTCTGGCCGGTCTGGCTGTTATCGCAGCGCTGATAGCAACTTACTTTGGCGGGAAGAAGGTCGCAAAGACTGAAGAGAAGGCCAAGGCTGACGTGGCTGAGGCTATCCGTGTTCAGAATCAGGCAGAGGCAAAGTCAGATGTCGAGGCTCACAACATCCAGTCAGCTAAAGAGGCTCAGCAGAGTAACTCTTCTGTCAGTGATGACGCTGCTCGGGAGCGCATGCGCAGCTCAAAATACAATTCCCCGGACTGAATACATCGTCACTGATTCCAGTTGCACAATCTTCAGCCCTATCTATACCCACGGTAAAGACGCTGACCTGATGGATATCAGGACGGTCAGGGAGATCAACACCCATAACGAGCTGTGGGACAAAATCTGCAGCAAGCAGTGACAAACCCCAAGAAGATTCACTTCAGCTAACAGAGCAATATCAGCCTGACTTCGGTCGGGCTTTTTTATGCTCGCAGTAAATTCATGCGCATTCGCGTGCGCTTATCCGAGAGCTTTCCGTAGTGTGAGTCTGAGGTAGGGCGGTGGATTTCATCGTTCCACTCTCGGGCTGCCCATACCTACGCGAACAGGCTCATACCACCGAAAGGAAATACGATGAGTAATATCATTCCAATTGAGTACGACGGTCATTCTATGCGTTTCTTCGAAGACGGATGGATTGACGCAACAACTGCTGCTGAAAAATTTGGCAGAGTGCCTAACGAATTTTTACGTCTGCCAGAAACAGAAGCATATATCTCAGGGCTTAAGCGTAGATACGGGGAAATCCCGTATGTAAAAACAAGCCGCGCTCGCAAAGATCGAGGTGGCGGAACGTGGCTTCACCCTAAACTGGCGGTGCGTTTCGCTCGCTGGCTTTCAGTGGATTTTGAAATCTGGTGCGATGAGCAGATTGACGCCATCATCCGAGGAGAGGCCCATCAGGTCGATGATGAACGGATTAAAGCGATATTCCTGCTTAATGATCCTGCCGCTTGGGAAAAACGCTTCAAAGACCCCCTATATGATGCATTATTTCGAATGACAGGCTTGCCTAGGCATAGGAAAAACCGCAGACCAATGATTTTTAGCCTGATTAGCGCTAAGTGGATTTATGGACCTGTACTGCCGCCTGATGTTTACATCGAGGTGAAAGGGCGGCTGACCAAAGGTGAGAAAATTCATCAACACCTGAAGCCGGATGCGCTCACTCTCATTGAGCATCAGATAATCCGTGTGACCAGCATTGCTAACGGTTGCTCTGACTATCGTGATTTCGAAGCGCGCTGCATGGCAGCATTTCCGGTCAAAGGACAGATGAAGCTGCTTTATGCTGCAGCGTAAACAGCACCCCTCACATCTGAGTGATGTAGCCGAGAGCCTCTTTCACAACGGCTTTTATCACAATGCCCGTTTCACTGAGCGGGCATGATGATGACTGCCATCATCTCCTCCTGTGTCTACGGTTAGCACTGCTGTGAAGCAGCGCGACATCGGTTTAATGGAAAATAAATATGGCTGACACATACCGCATTACCGTAACAACTAAGTCAGGCGAGACCCATGAAGGCCTGATGAACCGATCACAACCTGAGATTGTTAACGGTTTCATTGGAATCGCTCGTGAAGACGGCGCCTGGGTATACCTGGCACCTGATGACGTGCTGAAGATGGAGTATGTACCGGAGCCGGTTAAAGAGGCTGAATCTCAACCAGAGACCGATACCGATACAGAAGCGCCGGCACCAACCGATGAGACTGAGGCGACCGAAGAGAAAACAGAGTAAGGAATAATTATGGCGACCGAAGAAAGCAAAACTGAAATCGGCCGTCCAAGTAAACTCGCCGAATCGAAAGAGAAAGCGAGAGAATATTTGCTGGGCGGCTATGAGACCATTGGTGACGTAGTTCCCAGCGTGGCAGGGCTTGCTTGTTATCTTGGCGTGGCGCGGTCATCCATCTATAAATGGGCCGGAGAAGATAAGTCAGAAGATGGCTTTTCGGACATCGTAGAGGGAATTTTGTCCCTGCAGGAGAATAAGCTCCTGAATGGCGGACTAAAAGGCGACTATAACGCTACGATCGCCAAGCTACTCCTTGCCAAGCACGGTTATGCCGAGAAGCAGGAAGTTGATAACAAGTCTTCTGATGGCAGCATGTCACCGAAGCCAACCACTATCCAGCTTCTCCCCGTAGAGCCAAAGCATGAGTGAATCTGTCCAGCTTCCGATTCCTGCAAAACTCGCTCCGTTATTCACTGCTACCAATAAGCGTTATCGATGCTCACATGGCGGCCGTGGTAGCGCCAAGACGCGCACATTCGCACTGATGACTGCTGTGAAGGCGTATCAGGCATCGAACAATGGAGAGAGTGGTGTAATCCTCTGCGCCCGTGAGTTCATGAACTCGCTTGAAGAGTCGAGCATGCAGGAAGTGAAGCAGGCGATTCTTTCGGTGCCTTGGCTGGCTGCCAACTTCGATATCGGTGAGAAATATATCCGAACCATCGATAAAAGCGTCAGCTACGTATTCTGCGGCCTGCGGCATAACCTCGACAGCATTAAGTCGAAAGCACGCATTCTTCTTTGCTGGGTCGATGAGGCTGAATCAGTGAGTGAAATAGCCTGGCAGAAACTCAGCCCGACAGTTCGTGAAGAAGGCTCAGAGATTTGGGTGACGTGGAACCCTGAAAGAGATGGCAGCGCCACTGATAAGCGTTTCCGCAAAGAGGCCGGTGACGACTGCATTACTGTCGAGATGAATTACACCGACAACCCGTGGTTCCCTGATGTACTGGAAGGTGAGCGGCAAAACGACCAGCGGCGCCTTGACCCGGCAACCTATGCATGGGTATGGGAAGGGGCTTATCTCGAAAACTCCGATAAGCAGGTATTGGCCGGTAAATATCGCATCGCGGAATTCTCAGACAACCTGTGGAAAGAAGCGGAGCGCTTGTTCTTCGGTGCCGACTTCGGTTTCGCCAAAGACCCCAACACGCTAGTGCGCTCGTTCATTCTGCATAACCGGCTTTATATCGAATATGAAGCCTATGGCATGCAGACTGAGCTGGATCACATGCCGACACTCTACGACACAATTCCTGGCTCTCGCGAATGGCCGATTAAAGCTGACTCAGCGCGGCCTGAGACCATCAGCTACCTGAAGCGTCAGGGTTTCAACATCTCCGCCGCTGAAAAGTGGCAGGGCAGCGTAGAGGATGGCATTGCCCATCTTCGCGGATTCGACGAAATAATTATTCACCCGCGCTGCAAAAACGTCGCACGTGAGGCTCGCATGTGGTCATACAAAACTGATCGCATTACCGGTGAGGTGCTGCCGAAGCTGGCAGACGGTGACGAGCATACCTGGGATGCTATCCGCTATAGCCTTGACGGGCACATCAAGCGCAAATCAAAAGGCGCCATCTTCTTCTAAGGAGCAACAGTGAGTGAACAAAATAACGAGGTCTCATTCCTCGTGAACGCCCTCGCTGATGCGATAGGGCGGCAGCGCATGCTGTATGCCGGCCAACCTGGCAACACGAAGCGGACGAAGTTATGGGATGAGTTCGGCTACCCGGACAATCTCGAATTTGACCGTTACTACCGCGCCTATGAACGAAATGCTGTAGCACATGCTGCAGTGCATAAGCTGCTCGACTCCTGCTGGTCTGACCGTCCAACTATCATCGATGGCGATGAGAATCAGGAAGCGGACGAAACAAACCAGTGGGAAGCCTCAGTAACGAAATTGCTCAATCGCCACTGGCCGAAGCTGAAAGATGCTGATCGCCGCAATCTGGTTGGACGCTATTCGGCGCTGTTGATTCAGTTCCGTGATGGCCGGCCATGGCGGGAGCCAGTTGATCGCAATGTCGTGGGGCGCCTGAAAGATAAGGCAATCGTGCGGTTCATCCCCGCCTGGGAAGCGCAGGTTAAACCTGGCAATTTCGATACTGACACGCAATCTGAGACCTACGGCCAGCCAGTGAAGTACAATTTCAATGAGCAGCCAATTGGCGACGACGGGACATATGGACCGGTGCGCAGCGTTGAGGTACATCCTGAGCGCATCATCATTCTGAGTGAAGGCTCTGAAGATGAGAACATGCTCGCGGGCATTCCTCTGCTTCGCGCAGGCTATAACAAGCTTCTCGACCTTGAGAAAGTGTCAGGCGGTAGCGCTGAAGGCTTCCTGAAGAACGCCAGTCGCCAGCTGGGCATCGCATTCGATAAAGAAACAGACATGCAGATGCTTAAAGCTCAAGCAGAAGATGCTGGCTTTAAAAACCTTGGTGATGCACTGAACGACAAGATTAAGCGCATGAATAGCGGCACTGACTCTGCTCTGGTTATGCAGGCCGGACAAGCCTCTGTGCTTTCCGTTGCGCCTGCCGACCCCTCGCCAACATGGACGGTTACCGCTAACGAGTTCGCCGCTTCAATTCAGATTCCATTTACCATCCTGTTCGGTCAACAGACCGGGCGCCTGGCATCGGATGAAGATAAGGCGGACTGGGCCAAGCGTTGTAACGGACGCCGCTTCGGATTCATGTCCTCATTCGTGAAAGCAGTAATCGAGCGCATGTGGACCGTCGGTGTCATTGAAGCTCCTTCATCCGGAGAGGTTACGCTGGCATGGTCTGACCTTCTGGCGCCGAGCGAGAAAGAGAAGATTGCCAACATGCAGGCGCTTGCTGATGTGGCTCAGAAAACACAGCAGGCATACGGCACGCCGGCTATCGAGCAGAACGAGATTCGTGCCGCAGGTGAGCTGGAGCCTCTGCCTGAGCCTGAGTTGCCGCCTGAAGTGCCACCGGGAGACCCGTTAAGTGATGAAGCAGAAGTTAATCCGCTCGCCGGTGATACCACGCAATAAGGCCGACCCCGCTCAATCCTCCCGACCGGTTAACCGGATGTTCCGCGACATAGAAAACCGCTACTACCAGATTAAGGTAGATTTGCGGCAGCTATTCGACGAGCAGCTTATTGGCCGGGAGGTTGAGGCTAACAGCCAGTCAGGCTACGCGGTACATGGTCAGGTGTTCTATCAGGTCAACATCGGCCGGTACATCTACGATCTTTCAGCCCGTGCGCTATCCCGGCTGCTTGAGTCGGTGCAGGGCATTCTCGACAGGCATCTGCTTGACGGTGGTGAGCAAAACCTGTGGGCCATGACATACATCACTGACGAGTATGAGCGCGGTACGCAGCAGGCTTTCACAAACCTGTCGGTGCAGTCGGTCATATACGAGCAGCAAACCTCTCTGGCGCAGCTTCTGACTTCTCCTGGATACCTGAACCAGATAGCCGCAACGCAGGTCGCTACGTACAGCGAGTGGCGTTCTGTGAGCGATAAGGCGCGAGGTGACCTGGCTAACGTCATCACCGATGCTGTCGCTCGCGGAATCAATCCACGAGAAACAGCCCGCATCGTTAGCGAACGACTCGATGTTTCCATGTCGTCGGCCAAGAACATTGCGCAGACCGAGCAGGTTGGCGCATTGAGGCAGGCTCAGCGGCAGGAGACGGAATGGACACGCGATCGGCTGGGATTAAACACTGCGATGCTTCACCTTTCAGCGCTTAAGCCCACGTCACGCACATGGCATGTTGCCCGGCATGGGAAGGTGTACACGCCGGAAGAGGTTGAGGAATGGTATTCGCGAGACGGTAACCGGTGGCGGTGCTATTGCAGTCAGATACCGGTCATTCTCGATGATGACGGGAAGGTGGTTAATCCCGGCCTGATTGAGAGGCTTGCACAAGAGCGCCAGCAGTGGACAGGAGCAGAACAGAAGAAAGGACGCAAATAGCGGCCTTTTTTATTGCGGCGTAACTCAATCGGTAGAGTAACGCATCAAACGCGACCATGCGATTGCTGGTCGTGCTCGGTACGGCATGATGTTGACGCCTGACGAGAGTGCTGGTTCGAGTCCAGCAGCCGCAACCCATTACATGACCCAGCCATAGCGCTGGGTTTTTTATTGCCTGAAATCCACCAAGAGGAAGCAACGTGAAACTTTCGAGTATTCATGTAAAGAGCCTCGCCATCAACGCTGCCAACATTTCAACTGAGACCATCGACGGCGACGAGCATATCGTCATTCGCGGCGTCGTGCCGGTCGTGGATGACGTTGTGATGAATGGCGGCCTGTATCCGGCGGCGGAGATTAACAAATCGTACCAGACGCTCGAAGGCAACCAGATGCCATTGGGGCATCCGAAAATTGGCGGTGAGTACGTCAGCGCCAGCAACCCGCGAGCAGTAAATAAATTCCACATCGGCGCATGGGCCGAGAATGTCCGCAAAGACGGCGATCGCGTCGTCATGGACATGAAAATCAACAAGCGTTACGCCGAAGGCACGGAGAAGGGTAAGCGTGTTCTGACCCGCATTGAAGAGATGCAGGCTAACTCAGGCGCGGAGCCTATCCATGTTTCTACCGGCCTGCTGCTGAGTCGTGAGCAGAACAAAGGCAAGTCGAAAGGCAAGAGCTACTCATGGGTAGCGCGGAACATGCGCTTTGACCATGTTGCCATTCTGCTGGACGAGCCAGGCGCCGCAACGCCAGATGAAGGCGTGGGGATTTTCGTTAATGCGGATAACTCCACTGAAGAGGTTGAGACCGCGACCGTAGACCTGACATCGGCAGCCAACTGCACGCAGGAAGGCCTGCTGAACAAAACGAAGTTCTTCTTCACCAACGCCTCAAATTTCTCATTCGACGACATTCAGCGCGCTATCGGCGAAAAGCTGCGTGAGGGTCGCTCTGATGACAACTGGCTGTGGCCTGAATCGGTCTGGCCGGACACCTTCGTTTACCGGGATGACTCCCGCTATTTCAAACAGAAGTACCTCATCGACGATGACGGCGCAGCCCAATTCGTCGGCGAACCCGTAGAAGTCGTGCGCAAACAACCTGAGTACGAAATTAAAACCAACGGAGAAGAGAATCCGATGAAAGACCTGATTATCAATGCGCTGAAAGCCGCTGGTAAGCCGACTGAAGGTAAGTCAGAAGCCGAGTTGCTGGATGCATACAACCAGATGGCTGCCGAAAAGGCAGCTGGCAAAGAAGAGACGCCGGAAGAAAAGGCTGCTCGCGAGAAGAAAGAGGCTGATGAAAAGGCGGCCAAAGAGAAAGCCAATAACCACGAAGAAATGCCTGCGTGGGCGAAGCTTCTGACCGAGCAGGTCTCTGCGCTGAACAGTCAGTTCAACGCGAACGCCGATAAAGAAAAGACCGAGAAGCGTGCTGCGGTTAAGACCAAGTTCGGCCTCGATGAAGCAGCAGTAAATGCCCTCGATGGCGCGGCTCTGGATGGCCTTTACGCGCAATGCCAGACCACGATCGGCCTGAATGGCTCCTTCCGCCAGGCTAACTCAAACCAATCTGTAAGCGAAATGCCGGAGTAAAAAATGGCTAAAGACGGAAAGCACGTAATTCACGCCGGTGGCGTATTCCCGAATCCCCTCCTGAACCGTGAAGGCGCTGCAGCCGCTGCAACTGCCCCGGGTACGGTCGGCTTCTTTGATGCGGACAAGTTCACTGCGTCGGTTGATGGCGCTGAGAGCGCAATTCTGTATGTGGCGAACAAAGACTATCTGCGCTGCCTGTCGGTGGATGACAACATCCCGGCTGGCGAACTGGTTGTGGGCATTCATCCGCTGCCGGGAATGTTTCTTAACGTTCGTGCCGCTGCCGGCACCTACACCAAGGGCCAGCCACTGTCGATTGCAAACGGCCGCGTTAAGGCTGCAGCAGAAGGTGAGGCAGTTCGCTGCTACGTCGAAGAAGATAAATCATACACTGCCGCTGCGGGTGACCTGCTGCGCGTAGTAATCAAGTAAGGAGCGCCTGAATGTTTGTATTTTCCAAATCCCTGGGTGAAAAGACCGGGAACCTTGAAGTTAACCAGGCGCAGTTTGCAGAATTGCAGGCGGCGCGTCAGGCTGGCGCTCAGGCGGCCGCTGACTTTCTGGGGCGAGTGCGTGGCATTCGTGAAGATGCCGGTCGTCTGGATGCAACCAACGCTGTTGATGATATTCGTCGTCTGTACCGCGCTTTCGATACCACTGTACTGCAGCAGTTTGAGCCGAGCACTGAATTCACGCTGCTGAATGACCTGATGCCGCTGTCACGCTCTGTCCGTATTGAGCAGTCACGTTACGACTACGCCCGTACTGGCGGTCGCGGCTGGGCGCATACCTCTATGTCCGGCCAGATTGGCGCAGCACTGGATGCTCGCTCCTACACCTTCGACGGCACCATGGTACCCATCCATGACTCCGGCTTTAAGTTCGAATGGCGTGACCCGATTTTCAACAGTCCGTCAGCGCTGCAGTCACAGGCTGATGCCCAGCGTGGTTCGGTTGAAGATGTTCAGCGTCAGTACGTTGATTACATCTATAACGGCTTCCGCGACAAAAACGGCGGCTTTGCGGTGTTCGACGGCCTGACCTGGAAAGGCCTGAAGAACGATGAGCGCGTGATGCAGATTGATTTAGGCACCTCCGGCCTGAATATCGACTTCACATCTGCAGCGGTCTCTTCAGCAAATCTGCGCAATGCGGCTATCGCGCTGCGTGACCAGATGCGCCGTATCAACAGTCAGTTCGCTGACCAGACATGGTACGTTTCAGGCGAAATCATCTCCAACCTGGAGCGCTATTTCTCCGATAACTACCAGTCCGGCACGGTGATGGAAGAAATCCTGAAGCTGACCGGTGTTGCGGCTATTAAAGAAGACAGTCAGCTGGAAGGTAACGAAATCGTGATCATCCCGCTGGGTGCTGGCGTTATCGCTCCGGTAGTTGGCCAGGCGATCGGCACCGTTGCTGACCCGCGTCCGTTCTACAACAGCGACTACATCTGGCGCACATGGGGCGCGATGGGCCTGATGGTTAAGCAGGACATCAACAACAAATACTCCGTTATCCACGCTTCAAGCTAAGGGGAAATCATGGCACTGGTAGAAATCACTGCAAGCAATCTTCACGCCGGTGCCAACCTCCGCAAACTGGGGGTTGGCGAAGTGGTTGAGGTTGATGAGGCAACCGCCAAGCGCTGGCTCGATGCTGGCTACGCAAAAGAAACCAAAAGCAAAGAGGGTGCGCGACTGTTTGAAGTGGCAACCCCTGAGAAAGGCACTGCAGAATCACGTCAGAAGGATAAGTAACCATGGCAGCCCAAATCATGCTGGAAGACGTAAAACCGCTGATGGCTGAGCTGGGCTTCACGGTTCCTGATGCTGTGCTGCAGTTGCTGATTGACCAGGTTAGTGCTGCTTCTGCCTGTATGGACGGGGCGGGCTACTCCGAAAGCCTGCAAAAACTGTTGCTCATCTATGCAGCCGCGCGACTGGCGGCCCTGTCCGGTGCCCGTAAAATCTCATCTCAGTCTGCACCGTCTGGCGCGTCGCGGTCGTTCACCTATGACAGCGCCGGCACGGACCATCTCTATAAGCAGATTCTGGCGTGGGATACCAACGGTTGTCTGGGCGGGTTGCCGATCGCAGGTAATTCAGTCGGCTTCTTTGATGTTATCGAGGGTTGCTGATGGATTGGGTAACGGCGAACGAAAGACAGCCTTATCCATTCGCCCGCGTCTGGATAAAAACCTCTGACGGCCGGCAGACAACCGGGCATGTTAACAGCAGCGGCAAGTGGGTGATTCACTGCCCGCGCATTGCTGCTGAGAAGTCCACTGTTATCGCGTGGAGGGAATGACATGTCGTCATTAGCCAACTGGAGTTACACCGCCAAAGCGACCATATGGCGCCGCTCAGGTGAGGATGAGTACGGGGATGCATCATTTGCACCGCCAGAAGTCATTATGTGCGACTACGGCAGCACTGCAACGGCGCGGTTAGGTGATATTGGCGTAGAGCTGAACATCAAAAACACGCACTGGACTGAGTACGCGGAAGCCAAAAAGGGCGATTACATCCTCATTGGCGAATCCGATGAGGTTGATCCTATTGCTGCCGGTGCTGATGAAGTGATGCAGGTTATCCGCTATGCCGATACGTTCGAGCGCATTGCAGATGACTATGCAATTTTGACGGGAGCGTGATATGGGCGTGAAGATTAAAGGTGTCCGCCAGGCTCAACAGAACCTTAACGCGCTAATTGGTGATATTCAGGGGCGCAAGGCTGCCAGAGCTATTCAGAGTGCGCTAATTATCGGCTCATCTCAGGCTTCTCTTTACACGCCCATTGATACCAACACACTGATTAACAGCCAGTTCCGCGAGCTGAACGTTAACGGAACCAGGCTGACCGGCCGCGTTGGTTATTCAGCTAACTACGCCGCATACGTCCACGACCCCAACATCCCGCAAAACTTCAGGAGGTCTACTGCTCAGAAAGAGTTCCTGACTAAGGGCTTTGAAGATACACGGGATGTTATCGATCGCACCATCAAAAAGGAAATGGCCTTATGACTCCTCAAATGCACGTCCGTGTGCGCGAGTTGTTCGGTGCTGCGGGCCTCTGCGATAACTCAGTGGTGCAGATGCTGGTCTGGCGCGATACGAGCAATAAGGCCGATCGGTTCATCGTGTTCCGCCCCAACGGAGGCTCTGCGATTCGTAATGACCTTGGCTCTGAATACTACGTCATGGTCGATGTAATCAGCCCGGTCGATAACTTCCGCGCCACTGAAGAAGCGGTTAGCGACATCATCGATTACGTCCAGAAATTCCCCACGCCTAACGATTGCATCGGGCACATCGAGAATATTGGCGGAATCCCTGCTCCGGTACTCACAACAGAAGGTCGCCTTGTCTGGCGGCTGCAGTTTGCTTGCCTGTACGGCGAGTAATTAAAACCCCATCCCAATACGGCCGCCACTGAGCGGCCTTTTTATTATCTGAAATGAGGTAAGCAATTATGCAAGGTTGCCCAACCGAGAACGGCAAGCTTTTTGGCCGCAACGTTGTGCTGGAGGTAGCGCTGGGCTGCCCTGATACGGTTCCGGCCGAGTCAGAATGGAAAGCGCTGGCCGCCGGTACATCCAAAACTCTCGACTTCTCACCAAACACCACAAACTCCGACGCTGACGACACCGGCGGCTGGGTTGAGAGCATTACCACCAACTCTGACGCAACAATCAGCTTTGAGGGTGAAGTTCGCAAGCGCGATCGCCTTGACCAGTTCGGTTTCGGTAATTTCGTTAACTACTACACCACTGAAATGAGCGCTGCCCGCCAGCCTACTATCTGGGTACGTGTTGAGGTAGGCCCGATTGAGTTTCAGGGTTACATGGTAATCACTGCCCTCAGCACCGATGGAGGCACTAACGACATCGTCACATTTTCAACCGAGTTCAAGGTTGCTGATGGTACGACCGTACAAGTGACCAAGGTTGAAGATGACGACACTGTTGCTGTTACCGGCGTAACCGCTACTCCTGCCACCACTTCTGTAGCAGTGGGCGCGACTCGCCAGTTGACCGCTAACGTGCAGCCGGCAGATGCCAGCGATAGGAGTGTAACCTGGACGTCGTCTGACCCAACCAAGTTCACCATCAGCAGCAGCGGCCTGATTACCGGCGTTGCAGCAGGCACCGGCACAGCAACAGTGACAACAAACGACGGCGCCAAAACTGCGACCACAGCAGTAACCGTCACCGAGTAACTTTCGCCCCGCGTCAGAGAGGACTCCATGGCTTACACATTAATCTCCGGCAACCTGACGGACCAGTCAGGTGCAGCTCAGGCCGGGGCGAGAATCATTATTGTTGCGCAGCGCAACTCCAGTGCTGCGTTTAGTGGGATGACCGTTTCGCAGGTTACTGGCCCTGAAGGAGAGTATTCCTTCAGTCTGGCAGATGGTTACTACCGTGTTGCTGTCAGCTATAACAACGATCGCCGCACCGTATCCGTGGGCGACATGAAAATCGAGAGCAACAGCGAGCCCGGCACGCTGAACGATTACGTTCGCTTTGCCGACCCGGTACTGGCAACACCCACCATTTACTCTGAAATTAAACGTCTCTACGAGAACGCTCAGAACATCGGTAGCGGCCTTGAAAATAATGTAGCGGTTGTCATAGAACAGACCGGAATAGCAGCAGATAAGGCTGCTGAGGCGGCTCAGCATGCAGATACCGCGTCATCAGCCAGCGCTGACACACTGAAAGCCAAAGAAGATGCACTGGCTGCTCAGAAAGCAGCGCAACAGGCAAGCGACCAGGCTAAAGCGACAATCGCCACCGCAGGCCTGAAAAAAGATGTCGCCACTGGCCTGACCGAAACCACCAACGGACAGTTCTTCTCTGTGGCCCAGGGGCCAGAAGCGAAATCCGCAATCATTACCTACCGTAACGATAACGGCAGCGCTACTGAAGTGTCGCGCGTTGCGGGCACGACAGCCGTACTGGCCGTGGAAGACGAACAGGCTCGAACGGCGCAGGAATTCGACGATACCTGGGCGTTTGAGGGTGAAGACTCGGACGAATTGCCCGTTATTACTGACTCTAATCTGCGGGTTCTTGTTGGACTGAATCACGAAAACCAGCGCATGAAAGCCTACGGAAAGGATTTGGCCAACAGTGACGATATAGTCCAGTTGCCAGCGCTTACCACCGCTGCTGATGATTCGTGGGCGCAGGACGATATTTCGGACGGTCAGATACTGGAGCTTGTAGATTCAGCCGGGCGCGTGATTAAGTCTCTGGATACAGCAACACAGAGTCAGTATATCTTCGGTAAAAAGGTCCTGACCGAGGCATATAAAGCGCCAACGACATGGCCTGAGCTGGCAGATATTCGCTCTTATGGTCAGAGCCTTTCGGTCTCTTTTGGCACAGACACAGGTATTGAGACGCCAGTTGTTAACAGCTACATGTTTAACGGCGGCATCGCGACATACAACAAAGGCACAACCTCGTTTGTGTCGCTGGCTAACACAACACAGCGCCAGTACCATGAGACCAGTCTGATTAACCAGCTGCAACGAAATGACCCGGACCAGGACCGTAAATATCTGGCCGCCGCCTCCGGTGTGGAGGGTTATTCAATGGCTCAACTGGAGCCAGGTACCGACCCATTCACGAAGTTTATGGCGACAATCGACCAGGCTGTTGCATTGGCTGAGGCGCGCGGCTGGCAATACGGCATGCCAGCCCTGACATTCTTTCAGGGTGAGGCTGATGCATATAACGGTACAGGTTACGACTACTACCGCGGCAAAATGCGCCTGATTCAGTCTACAGTGAGCCAGAAAGTAAAGGCAGCCAGCCGGTCAGATAACGACGTGCCGATGATTATCTATCAGATGGCATCGCATGGACGCTATGAGGGTTTGAATTACCCCAGCTCTGATATTCCACTTGCGCAGTTTGATGAAGCAGTCGGCAACCCTCTAATTCAGCTCTGCACGCCGATGTATCAGTTTCCTTATCTGGACGGCGTTCACCTTCATAATCACGGCTATCGCTGGCTGGGGTTGTACCGCGAGAAAGCTCTTCGGCACTGGATAGAGACCGGTAAGCCATGGTTACCACTGCATCCTACTGCCGTCTATAAAGTGGGAGCGAGAACAGTCGTGGCAGATTTCCATGTTCCTGTCGGCAATCTGCAGTTCCGCACCGATATAGTTAGCCAGGCAACTGACGGAATGAATGGCTTTGAACTGTGGTCAGGAGCTACTCGTCTGGCGATTGCTAGCGTCCAGATTATGAGCGGCAATAAAGTCAAAGTGACCGCCACCGCAGATTTCACAGGCGCTGTACAGCTCGCTTATGCCTTCACGCCTGAGAATCGCGGAGACAACGATGGAGCTGGACGCTATCCGTCATGGAACGCCGGCCCGACGACAGGCGTGCGTGGAAACCTCTGCGACTCTGATAATTCCACTACCGATTTACTTAACTCAGACGGTAAGCCCTATCCGTTGCAAAACTACTGTGTCATCTTCAAGAAGGAGGCAAAATAATGCCGCTTTTTACCCGCCTTAAACAGGAAGTCCCGTTCGACGGTGCGCAGTATGTCGATGAGTCGAAAGTGCGTAAAATCCTGACCGTTTCCATCCCGCTGCAGGATGGATATGTCAACTGGCTTTTCGGGCCGGATGTCTCCAGCCTCAAATCGCAGGATGGTGCATATACTCTGACCGAAGCTAACGGCGCAGTGAGTAAAACCTACGGTGCTAATGTAGTTAACCTGGGTGCCGATGCAGGAACTAACCTGAACGGCCTGCGATCACCATTTGCAGACAGCAATAATTACACCATTTGCGGCGTGTTTAAATACAGCGGTGATCCCGCCATGGTTCTGATGGGCGCTATTGATGGCACTAAAGGCGAATCCATCCAGATGAACTCATCTGGCGTACTGGCGCACAGTCGGCGTAATTCGTCTGGCGCCATCGCTGCAACACCCGTCCCGCTACCTACAGGCCTTAAAGCTGGCGATTATATTTTTATCGCGCTGACCCGCAACGGCGATAACTTCATCGCCAAGGTTGGCGGCGCCACAACCACGCTGGCAGCCACGTCGGCGAAAGCGGTAGGCACTGGCCTTTTCCACGGTCCAGGCAACACCTCAACGCCCACCGCCGGGTACTCCAAAGCATTAACCGTGGCGGAGTTCCTTTACAAGCCATCCGCGGCAACTGACGCAGAGCTGGAGCAGGTTTATCAACTGTCGAAAACGCGCTGTGCCGCTCGCGGCATCACAATATTGTAATCGAGAGGCGTGATGACCCCAGTTAAAGAAATTGGCGAATGCCTGATTACTGTGGGCGATGATGATTACTTCTTCCGCCCATCATTCATTAACATGACGCGAATCGGCGACCCTCAGGAGATTGTGCAGGCCTTTTATCATCTGCATAACGACGCGGTGACGCCACTGCTTCAGAAGGCGCTGATGGCTTATGGCGTGGTGCCTGACTGGCTGGTTAAATACATCAGCCGGCCGCAGTGTGCAAAAGAGACTATCTATGCGGCGATGAATGTCATGCAGGCCTGTTGCGATCGGGATGCGTCAGAACTTACTGGCGAACTGGTGCCGGGTAAGAGCGGGAGGTGGGGCATCGTTTACCGCAAAGGTAAGGTGCCGATGCAAAACCTCGTGCTGATTGCTCAGTCGCTGATTACCCACGGAATTATCGGCAAGGCCAAAGTGCGCCAGCTGCAGCGTCATGAAACCGGCAAGGCAACGACCGAGTTTAATGCCTTTGAGTACATCAATGCCGCTCGCAACCACTTCGGAATGAGTCGTCAGGAAGCCGAGCAGTTGAGCATGACAGAATTTCAAATGTTGCTGGCTGCAAAATACCCGGACCAGAAAGGGTTTACGAGGGAAGAATATGAGCAAGTAGCTGATGAGTACATGGCCAAGAAGGCGAAACGACTAGCAAAGGCTGCCTGAATTCTCAGCGTGATGGTTTCTTGCTTCCCTTTGCCCTTTATCCTCGCTAGGGTTTATCTCACTTGTTACTGATGGGGATAGGGTAATGAAAAAAGTTCTTTTGGCTATAGTAATGGCGACATCGGCTCTGGCAATTACTGGTTGTGCGCCAAAGCCGCCATCTCAGGTAGAGATTTCTACGGCTAATTACGGCAGCCTTCCTAACGATTACCAACAACAAATAAAAAATTATATGGGTTCGACCCTCAAAGACCCAGAGTCAGCAAGGTACACCTTCTTGCCAACTTTCAAAGGGTACTCGCAGGATGGCTCCATGGCCGCTAGTGGTGGAAGGATTACTTATGGTTACGTTGCGCCTGTACTCGTTAACGCCAAGAACAGCTACGGCGGATACGTAGGAAATCAGCAGTACGTATTCATGTTTTCAAATGGTGCAATGTACGAAACTACACTGAATTATCTTTATGGGCGCGTAAAGCAAGTGCCGTAAACAGAATCAATCAAACACAACCTCGCCCCGGCGGGGTTTTTTTATGCCCGGAGATAAGTAAATGGCAGCAGAGAGCGCTGGCACTATCGTATATGACGTAGAGGTTGATTTGTCAGGCCTTTTGAATGGGCAGCGCCAAATCAACTCCGCCCTGGAGGATATGACCAATGACATGCGTAATCTGCAGGGCAGCTTAGCCAGAACTGAGCGATCGGTTGAATCCATTGAAGGCGCATTTTCTGATCTTTCCAGTGTTGCTAAAGGGGTTTTCGCGGCGCTCTCTGTTCAGCAAGTCGGCGCGTATGCTCAGGCATGGCAGGATTTAAGCAACAAGCTCTCAAACGCAGTTCGTGATTCAGTCCCCCCATTTGAAACCTTGGCTGATGTTACAGAGCGAGTTTTCAATATTGCTCAGAGAACACGCTCAGGTCTTGAATCTACGGCTGAGCTTTACGCTCGCCTGGAGCGCTCAACTCGTAGCTACGGGGTTAGCGTTGACCAACTAGCCAAGCTAACAACAATAATCAACCAGGGTTTTATTGTATCAGGCGCAAGTGCAGAGGAAGCCAGCAACGCCATCACTCAGCTGGCTCAAGGTCTTGCCTCTGGCGCGCTGCGCGGAGATGAGTTCAATTCTGTAAATGAGCAGGGCAACCGCCTCATGATCGCTCTAGCCGATTCAATGGGAGTTGGGATCGGCCAGTTACGCAACATGGCAGCTGAGGGTAAACTGACGACCGATGTTATCGTTAATGGCCTGTTATCACAGGGTAGCGAAATCGGGGCTGAATTTGCAAAAACGACAGCCACCATAGGCCAGTCGATGGAAATTGCAGGTAACAACGTTACGAAATTCTTTGGTGAGAATTCCACCGTCAAAACTGGAGTTAAAATATTCAGCGACGGCATTATCACCATGAGTGAAAATGTAAAAGAATTAGGCAGTGTACTTACTATCGCTGCGGCGATAATGGGTGGTAGGTATGCTGGCGCCATTGCGATGGCTACTGCTGCGAAGGTCAAGGATATTGCCGCCAGCCGCGCTCGCCTAATTTCTGAAAATCAAACAGCACAAGCTACGCTCGTTGCTGCTAACAATACAGTGCGCCGTTCTCTTGCGGATAAAGAGGCAGCTATATCAGCGATGAACCTCGCCCAGGCAGAATACAATGTGGCGCGAGGTAGTGCTGCGGAAGCGCTGGCCCTAGATAACCTGATCGCAACCAAAACTGCCTCACGCAATGCTTCACTGTCTCTTACACAAGCTGAAATGGCGCAAGCAGCGGCCCAAACCCAGGCTGCGGCTGCGGCACGTGCGGCATCAGTTGGAATTGGAACAGCGCGAGGCGCGTTTGCTCTGATTGGTGGACCTGCTGGCGCCGCAGTGATTGCCGCAGCTGGCGTCTTCTACTTCTATCAGAAGATGCAACAAGCGCGACAGGAAAGCATCGGATTCGCAGATAAACTCGATGGCGTCATTGCCAAGATGAAGGACATGAGCCAAGTACAGCTTGCAGCGGAGATTGATAATGCAAGTCGCTCAATCAAGGCGCAGGCTGATGCTCTCAAAGACACACAGTCGAAAATTGAGGATAACGAGCTACAACAACAACGCCTGAAGCGAACGCTAAGCTTTCTTAGTGAAGGTAGCCTACTCTATAAAGTTACTCTCTCAGAGTTGACAGATGCACAGAGCGAACACACCCAACTCTTAGCTGAAAACGAGCGAGCACAGAACAAACTAAGCCAGACTGTAAGCAAAACCGGAATTCTTCGCGCTCAGATGAACGGTAGTTTTGCGCAGGGAATCGACTTACTCAAGCGTGACGGTCACGAGGCGGGTGTTGCCGCTGGCCTCATGAATCAGCTTGGCGATGCGATTAATTTCGCCAGCAGGGCAAAACAGAAATTCAATTCCTCTTCGCTGCAAATACCCAGAAGTGCTAAGGCCGATGATTTCATTAAACAGCTTGAAGATGAAAACACTCTGCTTGCTATCACCGATAATCGCTTGCGGGCTGTCACGAAGGCACGAATGGAAGCCGCAGAAAAAGGGGGGAATCAGAATCAGATCAACGCAGCGGGACAATTAGCTGGCGCTCAGTACGATCTGCAACAGGCCGAAGCTGCACGAAACAAGGAAACTAAGGCTGGGGTTGCAGAAGGAAAAAGAGCTGCAACTCAGACGGAGTCAATCGCACAGAAGTTGGCAAACCTGAAGCAGCAGTCAGAGCTGGCGGGAGACAGCACCAGGGAGCTGAGCCGCGAGCAGTCCATACTTACCGCACAGCAATCGCTGGGAAAAGGAGCAACCCAAGAGCAAATCGCTCTGGCTGGCCAGTATGCAGCAAAAGCTTATGACAACGCGGCAGCAATAAAGGCACAGGCGCAGGCAGAGAAAGAACGGCAGGATGCGCAGAAGAATTTCACAAGCCTTCAAGGGCAAGCCAGCCCCGTTGCAGCTGCAGATAACACTTACCAGCAGCAAATGGCTCAGCTTGACCAGTATGTGCAGTTATACCCTCAGAAAATCGCTGAAGCTGAGGCGGTGCGAAATGCGATTGAACAGCAGTATCGGCAGCAGCGGCTCGACGCAATGTGGCAGGAGTGGGCGCAACAGAGTGAGGTAAACCAGCTTGCTGCTAATGCCTTCGACGCCTTGGGTAATAACGCATCCAGCGCTCTGTCAGGCATTCTGACCGGAACGGAAAGCGCTGGCGACGCAATGCGAAGTCTGGCTAATTCAGTAGTTAATCAATTGCTTAATTCTTTCGTTCAGATGGGCGTTGAATGGGCCAAATCGGCAATCCTCGGCGCAACAACCCAGCAAACTGCGATCGCCGCCACTACAGCAGCTCAAACTGCAGCCGTAGCAACACAGACGGCAGTCAGCACTACCGCAGCTGCAACTACAGCCGCAGCCTGGACTCCAGCAGCAATCCTGTCATCTATCGCCTCAATGGGTACTGCGGCTGCTATCGGCCTCGGTGCTGTGGCGGGCGTAATTGGCATGAACTTGTTGGGAAAAAGGAAAAATGGCGGCCCGGTATCTGCGGGCGGACTCTACCAAGTTGGTGAAAGCGGATTGCCGGAAATCTATCAGGCCAGCAATGGCCGGCAGTACATGATCCCCGGTGACAACGGCTCAGTAATCAGCAATAAGGACATGCAGAGCGGCGGTGGCATCAATGTCCAGCTCAATGTTCAAAACTACTCCGGCGCCACGGTTGATGCGCAGGCATCATCTGACGGAAATGGCGGGGTGACGATAGACATGATTGTTGCCGACCTGAACAACGGTGGCCCTGTAAGCCAGGGCATAGTGAGCAACTTTAACGTGAAGCGCAAAGCGAGAGGTCAGGGCTGATGGCAATTATTGATTATCCGGACTGGCTTCCGCTTTCACAGAAAGCCAGTAAGAACATGACGCCGGACACAGGGTTTCAGAGTGACAGCCCGGCAGTTGGCCCTGTGATATTTCAGCCGCTAACCGACGACCTGAAAGTGACATGGAACGTCCGCTGGATATTTACCCTGCCGCAGGCGCGCGCTTTCCAGCAGTGGTTATTCAGCCCTAATTACCTCAATAAAGGCGTCAACTGGTTCAGGATGGCTATCGACCTGGGCGGTAGCGGTGTACAGGTTCAGGAGCTGCACTTTACCCAGATGCCGGTGCAAACGAGTATCGACGGCGGCGTGGTTACGTGGGAAGGAACGGTAGTAGCTAACCATCTGAATAACAGTGATGACGATTATGACGACATTATCGTTGAGCTTCCGCCGCAATGGTGGTCATGGCTGGATATTGTGGTGACCAAGACGCTGCCCGAGGTGAAGTGATGCCAACATATCGCGAATATCGACAGCAGCGCCCCATGCGCCAACTGTACGACACGCTGGCCTTCTATCACCCTTCGTTCGGTTATGTCCGCCTCGTTGACAAGCAGTTCTTTGCCAAAACGCTCGGCGGGATTGCTTATCAGCCCGGACGTTTTGAAATCGATGAAAGTCAGCAAAGCGGCACGCCAGTTATCGATGCGACAGTGAAGCTTGGGCGCGTTTCTTCTGATGTGAAAGCAAAGCTGAAAGCGTGGCGGGGCTTCAGTCGTATCGAACCAATCATCGTTACGCGCAGGATATTCGACGCTGCGGATACATCAACTCCGGTTAAGTCGTGGACATTGTATGTAAAGTCCGTCGATATGAACGCTTCTGACGTGTCTGTAGTGCTTTCCGTAACCAACCCCCTCAACGCAAACATAGGCCATCTCTATGACCCAGCTGAATACACAGGCCTCGCTAATCTCTGAGGACGCATTTATCAGGAAGGTGATTGGCGTGCCGTGGGCTAACCGTGCATGTACATTCGACGCGGTGGATTGCTGGGGCTTGTGTGTATTGTATTATCGGCACGTTCTTGGCATCGAGCTGCACCAGACACCAGACTACGAAGCTGGTGAGAACTTCTTCACCTGCTATGAGAGTGATGTGGTCTTCTGGCGGCGTAGCGATGTACCGGTTAACGGCGGGATATTCGTTGCGTATACCGGTTCTGCTCCGACGCATGTTGGCCTGATTGTGAATCATCGTGCGCTTCATTCACGCGGTGAGGGCGGCGGAGTCCGGATGGATTCACTTCTTGTTTTGCAAAGGGCATTTACCCGGCTGGAGTTTTTTACGTATGGCAAGAATTGATATCCAGCGCTTCCCGGGCGCATTGAAGGAACACCATGAGGTGCCAGACGGCACCTTTTTTTATACCTGGCTGCTGGCGCAGAATCTGCACCGTGACATCGTTATTCGTATCAATGGCGTGGACATGGAGGACGATGCGGAACTGGATTTCCAGCTTGAAGCAGACCACCACATTGTTATCTTCGACCAGCCCAAAGGCGTTATCGGCGATATTATCAGCCCGATATTCAAAGTGGTGGGGCAGGTATTTGCGTTTCTGGCGCCGAAAACGAGCATTCCGAACACTGGTTCCAACAGCGTTGATTCACCGAATAATAAACTGACCGGTCAGACAAATACCGCACGCCTGTATCAGGCAAAACCGGACATCTATGGCGAGGTGCGTTCGTACCCTGACCTGATTCAGGAGTCGATTTTTGAATACATCGACAATCTGAAATACGTCACAGAGTTCATGTGCATCGGTATTGGTAAATACACGACAAACTCAGTGCGCTATTCTGAGTCCAGCCTGGGCTCTATGGCTGGCGCCGATTACCAGATTTACCAACCTGGCGAAACTATCCCTGTTATTTATGAGGGGTACGGATTTGATGATGTTGACGGTCAGGAAGTGCCGGGACAGAACGAATCAGACAGCTACCCGATCGAAACGGCTTCAGCCACCAAAGTCATCAGCGGCAGCTATTCTGGTGGGCAGGTTTCAGTAAAGATTTTGCGCCAGTCGGAATTCGATTATTTTTTCAACCTTGCCAAGCCTCACGCGGTAACATTCACCGTCAACGTAACGTACTCCACCGCCTCCGGTAACGTAACCCGTGACGCCACGTTTTCCGGGACTCTGATCTCGGCAACGCAGACAGATAACGGCGCGACAATCAATCCGGAGTATTACTACACGTTTGTTATTGGCAGTCTGCTGGGTGATGGGCAGGTGCCGACAAATGCCACAATTAACACCACTAAATTCATCCTGAATGATAATGAGGCACTGGTTATTGGCCCGGTGTTCTCGCCAGTAGATTCAACGGAGCTTTGGGTGCATACGCAGTCACAGCTTGGCGGGAATAAGGAGACGAACTGGAAGGTCACCATCTGGAAGGTCGATGATGATAACAAGCAGATCGCCGGTACAACCCAGACCTTCAATTACCGCCAGACTACTCCGCACGATTCCACGAGTGAAGTTTTCTACCGTACAGACAAGCTGACCCCAACAGGCGGTTATGGTCGCTACGCAATCAGCTTCCAGCGCACCGATAACTCCAGCGATGCCAGCGTGCTGAAGGTGGAAGAAATTCACGCCGTGAACCCGCGCCGGAACGTGGTGCATAAAGACGACACATTGGTCAGGGTAAAAGTAAGAGCGACGGAAAACGCGCTGGGAAGTCGTGAGCGCAAGTACAATCTGTTGGCGACGCGCAACACCATCAGCTACGACCTTGCGACCCAGAAAGTTGATTACACGCTGCGTCCGTCACGCTCCTTTGCTGATGCCGTGGCGCACACCTGGCTTGTGATGGGCGAGCAGGACGAAAGAACTATCGACCTGTATCAACTGTATAGCATCGCCGCATCGCTGCCTGATGAGCGCCTCGGTTACTTCGATTACACGTTCGACAATGAGGATGATTCGCTGGGCGAGCGCGTGCAGTCTATCTGTAATGCCGCATCGGTAACGGCCTACTGGGACAGTGGCGTCCTGACGTTCACCCGCGACCAGAAAGTGGCTTATCCCGACGCTGTTTTTAACCGGTCGAATATGCTGACCGACGAGTACAAAATCAGCTACGAAGCCACATTGCCCGGTGGTTATGACGGCGTACAGGTGAGTTATGTTGACCCCATCACGAACAACAAAAATTACGTCAATTATCGCATTATTGACGGCAACATCGTCGAACAGGAAGCAAGTAACCCGAACAAAATTGAGGTTGTTGGTTTCCGCAATGAATATCAGGCGAAGGAGAGGGCGCTGCGAGAAACTAAGCGGCTGCTTTACTCGCGCGTGAAAATGAATGCGAAGGTGTTTGAGGACGGGATTATTCAGGTGGGAAGTGTGGTTCAGCTTCCTGACATCTACGACACCAACCAGCAGCAGGGATACATAACAGGACGGTCAGGCAATAACTTCGATACCAGTGAGCCAATTATATTCTCTGGCGATATGTTTGTCGTTGTTACTGACAATATCGGTAATCCCACGAAACGTTATTCAGCCACGCCTCGCAGCGATACCCGCTACGGATTCATCGCAGCAATACCCGATATCCCGCTGAACATCTGGGATGGCGATGCCGTTCAGCTTCCTTCGCGCTACATCATTGCGACGGTTGCAGAAATGGACAGCATGCTGTGGACAGTAAACAGCATTACGCCGAACAGTGATAACACAGTCTCGCTGACAGTATCCGAGTACAGCGATCTGATTTACTCATAAGCACCAGTTAACCACTACAAGCCAGCCTTAGCGCTGGCTTTTTTTATGGAAAAATTATGGCTACGCAACCAACACAGAATCCAGTACCGAGTGAATCACCGCGCGACCTGAAGTTTAACGCCGGTAAAATTGATGAGTTTGTTACATCGTTAGCGCTGAAATATAAAGACCGATTCGGTACCGAGCATTACACGATCGAAGGTCTGCGTTGGCTGGCTCAGCAGGCGATTGCGGAATATGGATGGATTCCTGTCGGAACTTTTCAGGCCGGTGCATCTCTGACATTGCCAAATCAGATTCTGAAAGATGATGATGGGGAATATTACCGCTGGGACGGAGATTTCCCCAAAGATGTTCCTGCGGGATCAACGCCAGAGACGACGGGCGGAACCGGTGTAAATCCGTGGGTTAGTGTTGGTGATTCAACCTTGCGAGCAATGCTGAAGACGGCAGAAGGCTCTGCCATGGTCGGATATAAAAATCCGCAATCCGGCGTGCTTGAAACTGTGCAGGCCGCGCTGGATAAAATCAATGTTCGCGTTATCTATGCGGCAGATTTTGGCGTTAAAACTGACGAAACGGATAACGCAGATGCGCTGTGGGAGCTGGGCCAGTTCATATCTAAAGCAACTGAACCGCTGTATGTCATTTTCCCTCGCGGGGTAAGTCTTGTCGGCTCGCAAGAGTTCGCTGGCGCCGCGGGCAAAGGCTTCTCGTATCGCCCGTCATACTTCAGCCGCCCATGGGGTGACCCATCAGATCGCGGCTGGTTCTCAGTCCACCGAACGGACAATGACATCACATTAGACATGACCGGGTGGACGCTGAAAATCAATGACGGCATGAAACAGGGGAGCTTTGACCCGGTTACCGGCGGTGTTTACAACCCATCATCACTACCTTTCACAAATATGGACTATCAGGCTGGCAGCGGGTTTATGGTCAAAATCTACCGCGCACCAAACGTTAAAATTATCCGTGGTGTACTTGATGGGAACCTTGTAGGCTCGGCGTGGGGTGGGAACTTTGGAGATCATGGCTACCAAGTTTACTCATATAACATCTGGTTTAACGAAAGTGCTGGTGTCAAAGTAAGTGGCCTGCGCTCTGGAAACTCGGTTAATGACGCTATTTATATCAACGAGAACGCCAATGCGGCACCTATTACTGATGACCTGTATACAAGGTTCTCTGTTTTTGAAGATGTAGAGGTACACGATTGCGGCCGAAACATGATCTCCTATACGTCAGGAAACGGAACAAAGTTTATCAGGCTTTCAGCATGGAGAGCCGGAAACAATGCAACAGGGATAAACGGTAAGGGTTCCCGCCCAATGTCTTGTGTTGATGTAGAATCAGAATCTGGTTCGGTATCAAACCTTAAATTTACAGATTGTCGCTTAATGTACGGCGGAGACAGAGCGATGGATATTCATGTCGCCAGCGGAGATATTAATAACGTAACTATAGAGAATAGCATTCTACATTGTGAATCTGGCCCATACGCATTTTATAATGATGCCAGAAACATCTACGTTTCTAACTGTGTGATATATGGCGCAGCCAGCCTCGCCTCTGCTTCCCGATTAAACCCAATTTCTATCAAGGGCACTAAGTTCTATAACCGGATCAACAATAGATATATAAGTGGTTTTGAGATCAGCGGAACAGTTATCCACTTTGACGATAATGAAATATACTACGAAATTCAGCCTTCGACACCTATTACGAGACCGATACTAAACATATCTGCATTCGAACAGGCTACCGGTGGGCTGGGAAATAAAAGCAGCTGTAATAACCTTTACATCAACCTTTCTGGAGTGGCTGATAATTTTCAGATCCCACAAATTGGAGGGGTTCAATTTATTAGGGGATGTAAAGTTCACGTTGATTGCACAACGACAGGGAAAAACCTAATCCTGTACATGAGTGGATGCACCGCTTCACCACTCGGCTTAAGCACCACGAGCGCCAAGTTTAATTTTGGCGGAGCGATGGAGAAGGTAGCAGGAATTGAGGTTTACTATGATAACTCCGTTCCGGTAGGAATGGCTGGCTCTCTGACGCCTGCAGCGAACAACATTCAAACTCTGGGTATAAGGGGGATGGAGTACAAGGCTATATATAGCTCTGATGGTTTATATTGCCGCTCTCCAAATGGGACACTGTTCAAAATTAGCGTTAGTGACACTGGCTCGGTTACATCCACATTAATCCAGTAAAGCATAAGATGAAGCGCCCAAAAGGGCGCTTTTTGCTACTTTTTAATCAATCTGTAAGACCAACCGGGATTTATCATTATTGTAATGCTCTCACCTTTCTTGAGTTCATTATATTTCATGATTTGCTCCTTATACCCCATATCCTTTAGGGGATAAATATCGAAGTAAGATGTGTACAGCGGAGTGAGTAGCACTGTTAGCACCACAGCTGATATAGATTTCCCACGAGTTAATTTACTGAGCACATACAGAGCAAATGCGAAGAAGAATATATTCGTCACGATAAAATATCGCTGGCCAGCCCCCGGAATAAGAAAGACAGGCCACTGCTCAGCCTCGTTAGCCATCATTGGACGTGCGAGAGAAAATCCTATCATTATTACCGGGAACAGTAAGCAGACTCGCAGATTTCTACCACCCTTAATGAACATGACGGTCATTATAATTATCAGGACGATTAAGCTAACAATATTTACCACATCAAGACCAGATAAGGCTTGCGTTTTAACATTATCAAAGAATGTACCAATAACCACTCGGTAATTTATTATATCCGACAGTAAAGAGAAACTTGCACCAAGAGGCGCTGTCGTTCTGTTTGCACTGGATGTTGTTAATATCGCCACAACCTGAATAAGTGTTAGAGCAGCAGCGATAATATCAAAAGAATTTATTCCTTTTATAGCATTCCAGATGCCGCCCCTTTCATAAAATCTTTTAATAAACAGGCATGTAGCTACAAATACGATGAAAGGCCCGCTAAGCGCAGAAATAACAAGCACTAAATAGTCGTGAACTACGCCTAATTTAGTCTCTGCCTTTTCAGCTATAAGAACCATCATAAGGTATACAGAAAGATACCAGTGAGCATTAGTTATATTTACGTATCCTTCATCGACATTCGGCATCATGATAAAATATACAGTCATCGCCAGTCGATACCATATATTGATGCTTTTAAACCTTGATGACAGAAGAAACATAACCATAAAACAACGTAGTGCAATTGCACACACATTGGCAATTAACGGTGCATTTTCTAGGCCAAACTGAAGCGCGAGGCCAAAAACTAGCTTGGATATGGTTTGGTAATATCCGTTCTGTGGTTCGAATATCGTAGAAAGGAACCCGTTGTTATGGATGAATTGCATCCATACCACACCATCTTCTGCCCAAGGCTGAGCATTAAATATGATGTCTGGTCTACGTAAAACAATAGCAGTAAAAGAGGCTATAAATATAACAACCATCATCCATAGAGATCGATTTTTTATATTATTCATATAAATATCCATTTACTTCCTGTTTTCTTTTAAGATGTAACGAGGTCTTTTTTTAACCTCAAGGTAAATTCTGCCGACATATTCACCGAGAACACCGATGCCGATAAGCTGAACTCCGCCTAGGAAAAGTATCGAAACGATCAGAGAAGGGTAGCCCCTTACCGGATTGCTGAAAATCAACGTATTTAAAATCATCCAGGCGCCATAGAGAAATGAAAGCCCGGCAACAAAAAGTCCAATGTATGTCCACATGCGTAGCGGGAAGGTCGAGAAGCTGGTAATGCCCTCTAGAGCCAGATTCCATAGCTTCCAACCGTTGAACTTTGTTGTTCCTGCAACGCGTTCGGCACGAGTGTACTCGACTACCTCAACGCGGCCGCCAACCCATGACAAAATTCCTTTCATGAACAGGTTGCGTTCAGGAAGGAGCTTGATGTGTTCGACAGTTTCGCGAGACATAAGGCGAAAGTCACCTACATTCTCTTCGATTTTTGGCGAGCTAATTTTGTTGTGCAGACGATAGAACCATTCCGCCGTTTTGCGTTTCAGATGCCCGTCCGTGCTGCGGTCTGTGCGTTTAGCCAGAACGACGTCAGCGCCTTCCTGCCATTTCGCTATCAGCTGCGGGATCACCTCGATAGGGTCTTGCAGGTCAACATCGATCGGAATAACCGCGTCGCCGGCGGCATGCTCAAGGCCAGCGAAAAGCGCCGGCTCTTTGCCGAAGTTACGGGTAAAAGACAGTGGCTTAACGAGCGGGTCAGACACGGCCAGCGCATTGATAATGTTATCCGTACTGTCCTTGCTGCCGTCATTAATAAAGACGATTTCCACTTCATAATCAGGCAGCTCTTTGCGAACGGCCTGATAAAAGATGGGTATGGCGTCCTCTTCGTTGAACACCGGAACCACGAGAGATATTTTCATTTCGCATCCCTGAAAACGATGAATCGCGAGTAAAAGAAGCCCATTACAAGGCTGATTGCTGAGAACAGGATAAGAGTTACGATCGGGTTAAGCTCAAGGCAGTCACTCATTGCACCAACTGATGCAGCCATAGCGCCCATGAAGGCAACATAAAGGATATAGCGCCCGGGAGTTACCCGACTGCCGAAGGTGTAGCGGGCATTAACGCAGAATGAGAAGGTGACAGCGACTATGAAGGCTATGAGATTAGCAATGCTCTGACTGGCGCCCATTGACCAGCACGCGCCAAAAACTATCCAGTGTATTACAGTGTTCAGCACACCCACCGACACATATTTAGAGAACAACCTGAGCAT